CGATGTACGTGACCACCATCAAACACACTCCAGAGAAAAAATCTACGTCATGGGCTTCAGTTGCCAAAGAGCTGAATGCACCTGCTGACTTGGTCGCCAAACACACCAAGATCACCAAAGACATTTTGTCTGCTGAAACCAAACCTTTGAGCAACTAATCAACGGGGGCGAAAGCCCCCATAGGAGAACACCATGACACCAATGACCGAACGCCAAAAGAAACTGGTTGCCAACAACGTGCTGGCCGCCTGCAAAGACATCAACAAACTCAACAAGACTGGCTACGACTTCTTGTATCTGTGCTCAGGCTTTATCGCCCACTACAACATTGATGGCTTCAAAGCCCACTACTCTGAGTATTCGCTCAAAGCTGACTTGGAGCGCTATGCCAAAGCCAACCAATGGTGCAACTTCCGCAAGGACGAAAAAGATGGCGAGTACTACCACGCCAAGCGTGACTGCTACAACATGATTCTCGGTGGCTTTGTTGCCGACGAAGCACGAACCCTCATGCAAGCCGCACAAGCCATGGGCAAATTGCAAATCATCCACATCGGTTAAGGAGCACATCATGGAAAACTCAATTCGCATCAACGGAGAAAACCTTCGCCACTTCATCTTTGTTGACCAGTTTGACGATGATGTCTGGATCAGCTTGAACGTGCCCGGTGGCCGCACCCACATGACATTGACTCACAACCAAACCAAGCAATTGATCGCCGCCTTGGAAAAAGCCTTGGAGGTTGCCAATGCTTGAAGACCTCAACCCAACAACACGCTGTTACCCGCGCACGCTGCTGGAGGCATTCCCCAACTCAATCGACCGTGCAGGGTGGTTTTACCCACCTGAGCAAAACAATAGCTGGAGCAACCTGCTCATGGCTTACGTGGCTCTGGTGATGTGGGTCGGCTTGGCATATTACTTTTCAAACAACTGAGGACATCATGAAAGAAATTAGCGAATTGCAAAAACAAATCTTGGGCAATGCTGGGCATGTCAAGTTTTTCACTCAACAAGAGTTTGATGAAGCCATGGCCATCGCCCAAGCTGAAATCATGACCGTGGCGATTGAGACAACCAAACGTGCCATCTTCATTGAGCGCCAAGCCTGCGCAGACCTCGTGCGCGATGTCGCCAACAAAGAAGGAAAAGAACACGCCTTGGTGTTTGAAAGCATTGCAGAGGCCATTCTCAACCGCATCCCAAGCCAAAGGCAATGACCATGAAGCGCTACTTCTCAATCATCGGGTATTGCATGACGCCGTTTGTGGTCAGCTATACGTTTTGGTATGTGATTGGCGCTGGCATCTCAGCAAGCTGGGACACCGCCAACTGGACGATGGATTTAAAAATCACACTGACCGTATGGGCGTGCGTCTTTGCAATCATGTTGCTTTTCAAACTTGAGCACGAAAAATGATTTACCTCAAAGAAAAACACAAGGACGGCAAACCTACGATTTGGGCAAGATTCTCAAATGAAGAGTTGGCGCAAGCCACCAAAGCATTGATCCAACTGCGCCGCACTTACAAACACAACTTTTTGTATCTCAGCAAAGAAAGAGCAGGTAAATGATGGATTGGATTGATATTGTTGTTGGCGGCATTGTTGCCATTTTTATCGTAGGCGGTTGCTTGGCGTTGTACGCTGATGCAATTAACCATCCTTGGGGAGAAGATGATGAGCATTGAAGCAATGAAGCTGGCGCTTTGGCATGAAGCAATGGCAAGAGAGCCAAACCGAAACCAAGCGAAAAGAGAAAAGCATGAAGCAACTTCTAAATTTATTCGTGAAGCACTAGCCAAGCAAGAGCAGGATGAACCTGTGGCGGTGGTTACTGGCGTTTACGGTGGGCGGTTTACCTACGCACCAATCAAAGCATCTGTGATATTACCTGTGGGTATGGCGCTTTACACCAAACCACAACAACGAAAGCCGCTGACGGATGAGCAAAAGGACATCATAAATTTTCTGCTTGGAGCAAGTGATATTGATGATGTTTGGTTTGGCGATAAACATCCAACAGAAAAAGGTCAGTTTTGGTGGCGCAATAGGTTGCGTAAGGAATTTCAAGAAGCCGCCCATGACATAAAGGAGTAAGACATGAAATACAAAGAACTGTGGGAGCAGATGTGCCAGCGTTGTGATGAACTTGACAAAAAACTGGCAGATCAAGAACAGCCTCCTGTTGGGTTTATCACAAACGCAAGGCATCGTTTAAATTTTGAACCAAACGCAACAGGCTTAAAAGATATGCCAAAGACTGTTGATTGGAAAATTCCTGTCTACACCCGCCCACAACCCCGCAAGCCGCTGACGGATGAGCAGATCATGAATGCTTTGAAGCTAAAGTCATGCGATGGTTATCGAGAAATTGTCAGAGCAATCGAAGCCGCCCACGGCATAAAGGAGAGCACATGAACATTCCAAAAATTGAAGAAGCAATCATATTGCTATATCAAACATTCATTGAAGATCAAAATGTTGCTACACAACGAGGCATAGCAATTACAGCCATGAACAAGATGGTCAAGTTGCTTGGCGGTGATGATGTTGTTGAAAAAATTGAAGCAGTTCCGTACTCAGCCAGACTTAGAGCGAAACATTTGTTTGAAGATGAATCACAACCCAAGGCAGAGAAGCAAGAGCCTAAAGCATGGATGAGTGAAGAAAACGATTGTCTTTTTTTTGATAAAGATAAACCAAATCCAATGAATTACGATTTTTGGACACCTCTCTACACCCATTCACAACACCGCAAGCAATTAATGGGTAAAGAAATAGATGCTTATCTTGAATCGGAGTGGACTGGGTATAGCAGTTATCACGACTGTTTCAAAGAAATAGTTAGATGGACAGAAGCTAAACACGACATAAAGGAGTAAGACATGAAATATCCGTCTTACTGTTGTCAAAAATGCGGAGAAATGATTGGCTGGCTTGGTCGAATCATGCCGTTTCACAAATGTAAGGAGAAAAACAAAATGATCTACAAAACCATTGAAGAGTGGAATGAGCACAACCCCAATCACATTGGTGCACTTCCAATTGAAGTGTGTCGCCAAATATGGGGTGAAAAATCAGATGGCGCTTATGAGCGTGGATTCGTTGACGGTATGCAAATGCAAATGCAAAGATGCGTAGAAAGAAACGTACTTGGCACATCATGTAAAAGGTCAGAGCATTGGGTTGGGCTAATGCGTGGTGTGCGCGTTGAAGGCGACACCGTGATCATCAGCGTCAAAGGTGGTAACGCTGCCGCACGAGAACTGTGTGGCGTATTGATTGAGGAGATGAACACATGATCGGAGCATTCATACTCGTGGTGCTGCAAAACACCACCAACAACGCCTTGGGCTGGGAACGCCTCGGCGAATTCAAAACCAAAGCGCTGTGCGAAAAAGCCAGAGTTCAACTCATGGCAACGCAAGAACAAAACAAAAATTGGTACGCCCCAAAATCGTTCGTTTGTTTAGCAAAGGACATGGACTAATGACACACGAAGCAGGCAAAGGCGACAAACGCCGTCCAGAAGACTCCACAGCCTTCATGGAGAGCTTTGATCGGATATTCCGACCACAGGCATCAACTCAAGAAAAAATGCGCCAAAACGCCGAAATTGAAGAGTTGAAGCAGATCACCCGCAACCTTGACCGCAACACAGGATCAAACAAATGACCATCGCCAAAAAAACAACCGCCAAAAAACAGTCGGTTGAACCGAGCAAAACCCCTAAAAGTACACAGAAACCAGTGAAGTCTGTAGAAAAAGAATTCGCTATGCCGCAAGAAGTGAAGGATTGGATCGACCAAGCCAGCAGCCGATTGATGCACATGCAGACAAAGATCAATCGCTTGGAGGCCGACAACAAAGCATTGCGCATGGCCAACAAGGTCATGGAGCAGCGCGTCATGAACATGAGCTTGGAGTGATCATGCCACTGTACGAACACCCTTTAGACCCTGCCAAGTATGTTTATAGGGCACGGGAATATGAGTTTGTTAAGACGCCTGAGAAATCAGAGTGGCAATGTTATCTGTTCGGCAACCGACCCGGACTGACAGGCATTATTTATCGCCCCAACAAAGGCAAGGAGCCAAACTGGTTCGTGCGTTGGATGATGCGCATCTGTTTTGACTGCCTATGGGTAAAGGACAAACCATGAATATCATCATGTACGACGATGAGACATCCGAGCTTGCAAAACGGTTCGCTGACCACTTAGCCAAAGCCATGGGCGAGACGCCGGGTCTGGTTCGTCAAGTCATCAAGGAGGTGAGCCAAATGGTGGAGTGGTACACGCCAGCCGTGTTGCCCAAACGCCGAGGAGTTCGTGGCCGCGCAAGAGCACTCAAATGGAGAAAGCAATGACACAAGATAAAACGCCCCCACGGTTCATTGAACTGGTATTTGGCAACCAATACGCAATCCGCCTATACAAAACAGACGACAAAATGGGAGGAGAACCCGTCTATCGAATGCAAGGCACACCGCAAGGCATAGAAGCCATGCAAGCCGACATCGACAGCGTCTTCCCAAGAACCACAACTTCAGGTTAAACTCCAGCCCACAATGCACTGAAACGAATGTGCGAAAGGACTGAAATATGACCGAAGAAAAATCCGCGGCAAAGAAAAAAAACGGTAGACCATCCACATACGATCCCCTAATAGCCAAACAGATGTGTGAGCAGCTCAGTGAGGGGATACCACTGAGAGAGATATGCAGACAAGAAGGCTTCCCAGCGTGGAGGACAGTCTACGATTGGATGAAGAAGGATGCTGATCTTTCCACAGCCATCGCGTATGCGCGTGATGTAGGCTACGACGCCATTGCTGAGGATTGCTTGAGGATTGCTGACACGCCTGAGTTCGTGGAAGAGACGACCGAGTCGGTAAATGAGAAGGGTGAGAAGACCAAGTCCATCAAGCGGGTGGACATGCTGGGTCACCGCAAACTCCAGATTGAGACGCGGTTGAAACTGCTGGCTAAGTTCAATCCCAAGAAGTATGGCGACAGCGTCACCCACAAGGGTGATGACGATGCACCGTTGGTGATCGAGAACAGCCACAACATCTTCGGCGAATTGGCCAAGGCAGCACGATATGCAAGACAGCTCGAAGCCTACGGAAAAGAGTAAGGAGCTGTCCCCAAACCGAAAGTACATCGTTGGGGAGCTTCAGAAGGTCAACATTTACCAAAAGGCATTGTTCGAGTGGGAGATTGGCTGGAGCAATCAGGCGCACAAACACCAGATTGAGCCGCCGGGCGAAGGCTGGAACATCTGGTTGCTGCTGGCTGGCCGTGGAGCGGGTAAGACCCGTGCGGCTGCCGAGACGATTGGCCAATGGGCTATCAACATGCCAAACAGTCGGTGGCTGGTGTCCGCCCCAACGAGTGGTGACGTCCGCGGCACGTGCTTTGAGGGTGACTCAGGGTTGCTCAACGTCATCCCCAAGATATTCGTTGCCGACTACAACAAGAGCCTGCATGAGATCAAGTTGATCAATGGGGCATTCATCAAGGGCATCCCAGCGTCCGAGCCTGAGCGTTTCCGCGGCGGCCAATGGCATGGAGCTTGGCTGGACGAGCTGGCGGCGTGGGACTACCTGCAAGAAGCGTGGGATCAGATTCAGTTCGCCGTGCGGTTGGGCAAGAAGACACGCATCATTGCATCGACCACGCCCAAGCCAAAGCCCTTGATCATGGACTTGATTGATCGGGATGGGGATGACGTAAGGGTGACCAAGGCATCGACCTACGTCAACGTGGAGAACCTTGCACCCAGCTTCCAACAGCAGATTCTCCAGTACGAGGGCACCAAGCTCGGCCGGCAGGAGATTCACGCCGAGATCATTGACCCCGAAGAGGGCGGCATCGTTAAGCGTGAGTGGTTCAGGCTCTGGCCAGACGGCAAGCCTTTCCCCAAGCTGGAGTACATCATCCAGAGCTACGACTGCGCCACAAGCGACAAGACGCACAACGACCCGACTGGCTGTATCACCATGGGCGTGTTCAAGCCACTGGACGGCGGGATGTGCGTCATCATCCTCGACTGCTGGCAAGAGCACCTGCAATACCCACAGTTGCGGCCAAAGGTCATTGACGAGTACGAGGTGGTGTACGGCGAAGGCAAGAACAAGAAGCGCGTGGACTTGCTGCTGGTGGAGGACAAGAGCGCAGGCATCAGCCTGATCCAAGACTTGCACCAAGCTCACCTGCCCGTCCATGCCTACAACCCCGGCAGGGCTGACAAGATACAGCGGCTGTCCATCGTGGCCAACATCATCAGAGCTGGCCGAGTGTGGGTGCCAGAGTCTGGCGTCAAGAAGGGATTCGTGCGTGACTGGGCGGAGGGCATGGTCAGCCAGATATGCTCATTCCCCGAAGGCACAATACACGACGAGTTTGTGGACTGCATCAGCCAAGGCTTGAGATACCTGCGTGATGGTGGCTGGATCAGCATCGACGCACCACCGCGGGACGACTACGATCCAGAGGACGTCATCGATGCCTTGGACTTCAACAAGCGCTCCCAGTTGACCAACCCATATGCCGTTTAGTCGGTTGAACCGA